TATTTAATTTAGCAGTTGTAGCAATATTCGTTTTTTGAATATAAGGAGGAGTAGAAATGAGAGTTACAAAGATTAAGATTAAGAATTTATTTGGCATAAAAGAGTATGAGGCTGATGGAAAATCTGTAGAGCTGTCAGGAAAGAATGGAGTAGGAAAGACTTCTGTAATTGATGCAATTCGTTATGCTCTGACAAATAAGTCAAGTAGAGATTACATAGTAAGAAACGGAGAAAACGAGGGAGAGATACTCATTGAGACTGATAATGGTTTAAGGATTGACAGGAGAGAGCGTTTGACGCAGGCAAGTTACAAATCGGTTAAAAGTAATGGTAAGGAAGTGCCAAGTCCTGAAAGCTTCCTTAGAGATATATTTACACCTTTACAGCTTAATCCGGTTGAGTTTGCAGGAATGGACAAAAAGAAGCAAAACGCAATGATTTTGGACTTAATTGAATTCAGTTGGGATATGAATACGATTAAAGATTGGTTTGGAGAGATACCGGATTGGGTATCTTATGATCAGAATATATTAGCTATCTTAGATGATATTCAGTCTGAAAAAGGAAAGTACTTTCAAAGAAGGCAGGATGTTAATAGAGATATAAGAAATAAAAATGCCTTTATTGAAGAAATAGCGAGTTCAATACCTATAGGGTATATGGTAGACGAGTGGGAAAGTGCAAGTGCAAGCGAACTTTACAGACAGATAGAAACTATAAGACATCAGAACGGATTAATTGAAAGAGCAAAGGCGTTTATTCAAAGTTCAGACAATAAGATTAGAGGGTTGCAGGCGGAAAAGGAGATTGCCGTTACTGCAATTGAGCGTGAAACCACAAACCGTGAGAGTAGTATTGGTAAATCTATAGTACAGCTTGAGGAGCAGATTAAAGCATATAAGCAGGAACTGTCAACACTTTCAGAGAAGAAACAAGATAAGATTGCACTTGAGGAAGAGAAATATAAAGCCAATGTGGCCAAATTAACAGCGAATTTGGCAGAGTATGAAGAATTGGCGAATCAGGAAATAAAAAGTGTGGATGAGCTTAGCAAGAGAGCGGAACACATTGAAGAAATGAAAGGGCATATCAATGAATATCGCAGAATGGAAAGCTTACAGAATGAAGTTGAAGATTTGCAACAGGAAAGTGAAGAACTGACTCAAAAAATAACTAAGGCAAGAACATTGCCGGGGGAAATATTGCAAACAGCCAACATTCCCGTACAAGGATTAAGTGTAAAAGACGGAGTACCACTTATAAACGGGCTTCCAATAAGCAATCTTTCAGATGGTGAAAAACTGGATTTGTGTATAGATGTGGCAATCCAAAAGCCTAACGGCTTGCAAATTATATTGATTGATGGAGTTGAAAAGATGGCTACAGAACTTAGAGAAAGACTTTATAAGAAATGCAAGGATAAGGAGTTGCAATTTATAGCTACAAGAACAACAGACAGTGATGATTTAACAGTGGTTGAGTTATAGGAGAAGAAGTATGAATGAATTAATTGAAACAGGAAACAATTTACCGGTATCAGGTGAAGTTTTTGCGAAGGCTGAAAGCTTTCAGGATTTATTTAATATAGGGAAGATGTTCGCATCGTCTTCCCTTGTGCCACAAGCCTATCAAGGCAAGGCAATGGACTGCGCTATAGCCATAGACATGGCCAACCGTATGGGTTTAAGTCCTATGATGGTTATGCAAAATCTTTATGTAGTTAAGGGTAAACCGTCATGGAGCGGGCAGGCCTGCATGGGGATGATTAAATCAAATGCAGGATTTAAAGAAGCTAAACCGATATATTTTGGCGAAAAAGGTACAGAGGATAGGGGATGTTATATAAAAGCAGTTACAAAAGAAGGAGAACTTATAGAAGGTCCGGATGTAACATTGAAGATGGCAAGACTTGAGGGATGGACATCAAATAAGAAATGGCAGACTATGCCGGAACTTATGCTTGCATATCGTGCAGCGGCTTTCTTTGCAAGAATTCATGTACCGAACTTACTTATGGGTTGTCTTGTTGAGGGTGAAGCGGAAGATATATCACCGGAAAAGCCTAAGGCGGTGGATCCGTTTGAGGTCAAAGGGGGAACAGAGAATGCAACTGACAAATGAGAATTACTTTTCAACTGAAGCAAGCAAGGAGTATTTGTCTGTAAGCCAGTACAAGAGTTTTATCGGTTCTATGGGCATAAAGGGATGTGAAGCTATGGCAATGGCTGAAATAAAGGGTGAATGGGAAAGAGAAAAGAGTACTGCTTTGCTTGTAGGCAGTTATGTGGACGCACATTTTGAGGGGAGCCTTCCCCTCTTCAAAGCCCAAAATCCCGAAATATTTACAAAACAGGGAAGCTTAAAAGCTGAATATAGACAAGCTGAAGAGATTATAAACAGGATTGAAAGAGATCCGTATTTTATGAAATTTATGTCAGGGCAAAAGCAAGTAATAATGACCGGAGAAATCGGAGGAGTATCTTGGAAAATAAAAATGGATTCATATATTCCTGATATCTGCATAGTTGACTTAAAGATTGTCAAGTCAATCCGTGACAGGTTTTATGTAAAAAAATACGGTTATATGGATTTTATTACAAATTGGGGATATGAGATACAAGGTGCTGTCTATCAAGAAATCGTTCGACAGAACACCGGGAAAACACTGCCTTTTTATATAGCGGCGGCAAGCAAAGAAAAAGTTACAGACATAGAAATCATACAGATAAATGATGAAGCCCTTGCAGGAGCACTTGAAAAAGTGAAAGAGCATGTTGAAAGAATTGTGAAAATAAAAAATGGTGAGATAGAGCCTGAAAGGTGTGGAAACTGTGACTATTGCAAGTTTACAAAAGTTCTTTCAAGACCAATGCTTTACACAGATTTAATATTAGACGAAGTGGAGGATACTTAAGTGAATCAAGCTATTATATGCGGACGCTTAGTAAGAGATCCGGAGATAAGATACACAAATGGAGAAGAGGCAAAGGCAGTGGCTAAGTACACTATAGCCGTTGACAGAATGAGAGATAAAGAGGCCGATTTCATACCATGTGTGGCATTTGGCAAATCGGCAGAATTTGCGGAAAAGTATTTCAGAAAAGGGCAAAGAGTGCTGATTTCAGGTCGTATTCAGACAAGCAGTTACACAAACAAGGATGGCCAAAAGGTATACACAACAGATGTGCTTATAGCTACACAGGAGTTTGCAGACGGTAAGGGAGCAAGTACAGGACAGGCAAGTTCAAGGCTGTCATCATCAAATGCAAGTGCCGACGGATTTATGAACATCCCGGATGGAGTTGATGACGAAGACCTGCCATTTAATTAGGTGATGCAATGCAAATACAAATAGATACAAGAGAAAAGGCAAAGGCTATACAGAAAATATTGCAGGAGTTTAGCAGGCAGAATATAACTCAAATATCTTCAAAGTTGTATGTCGGTGACTATATGAACTATGACAATCCAAGACTTGTGGTTGACCGTAAACAGAACTTAAGCGAACTATGCAGTAATGTCTGTCAAGACCATACCCGTTTTAGAAATGAGCTTTTAAGGGCAAATAAGGCAGGTGTAAAAATTGTATTTTTATGCGAGCATGGCAAGGGAATAAAGAGCCTTGAGGATGTGCAAAACTGGACAAATCCCAGACGATATGCCCGTGTAAAGTCCGCTACTACAGGTAAATGGGAAACTTTTGAAACAAAGGCAATGACAGGCGAAAAGTTGCATAAAGTGTTGTCAACAATAAAAATCAAGTATGGTTGCGATTTTCTCTTTTGCAGTAAGGAAGAAACAGGAAAGAAAATAATAGAAATTCTGAAAGGGTGAGTATGACATCTGAAGAGATTAAAGAAAAATATTCAATGTCGGAAATCCTTGAGCGATACGGATTCAAACCAAACAGGGCGGGATTTATATGCTGCCCTTTTCACAAGGAAAAGACTCCGTCAATGAAAATTTATGCAAAATCTTTTTATTGTTTCGGCTGTGGAAAGCACGGAGATATATTTGATTTTGTCGCAGGTATGGAAAATTGTAACTTCTCTGAGGTTTATAGGAGCCTTGGAGGAGTAGAAGACAACAGCCGAAAGGCTAAGTTTGCAGAATATAAAAGGCGTAAGGCACGCGAGAAAGCCACTAGGATTGCACAGAACGAGCGAAATAAGAAAATATGTATATTTGGATAGGCAAGATAAATTAAGGGCATTGTTGAGCGAATTAGAACCGTTAAGTGACGAATGGGCAAACTGTTACAGGGAACTCTTACAGGTGACTACAGAACGTGCGGAGTTGAGCAAGGAAGATGATGTGTATGAGTATACATATGCTTATATAACTTCGGCTTTGTATCAGGATTTTCACAATAAAGGAGCGGGATGATGAAGAAAATTGAAGAAGTGACAAAAAAGGACCTGCTCTCAAGAGAATTCATGCAGGATGTCTTTGACGAAGAGGACGAAATCGAAAGAGGCGTAAATATAGCCAATTTGATGGACAGAGCAAGAGAATTGAAGGTATATACAGAGTTTAAAATACTGCTTGATGCTTTCAGAAAAGCTGAAAGAGAAATGATACCGGAGAAAACTAAGGGGAACCTTTGTCAGTGGACCAACTTTGAAAGTGATGAGTATGACAATATGATTTGTGGTTATTGGAATGCTACAGAACGCGGAATAATTAAGCCTAATTCAGATGAGTATGCCTGCTACCACCCAATATTGCCGGTTGAAAGACTGAAAAACATTGAAACCGGAGCGGAGCAAATAAAGCTTGCATACAAGCGTAACGGAACATGGCATGAAATAGTAGTACCTAAGTCTTTGATAGCTTCAGCAAGTAAAATAGTGGCCTTGGCAGAGCAGGGAATAGCAGTTACAAGCGAAAATGCAAAGCTCTTAGTAAAATACCTGTCAGATGTGGAAAATCAGAATGATAATTTTATAAAAATTAAGCGTTCGACTTCAAAGTTTGGATGGCTAAACAAAGATTTTATACCGTTTGATGGCGATATTATTTTTGATGGAGATATGAAGTTCAAGCAAGTATCCGAAAGTGTGACCACTCAAGGTAGTTACACGGCTTGGCTAGATCACGCAAGGACTGTAAGGGCAAGAAAGAGGATTGAAAGTAAATTTTGTTTGGCCGCATCATTCGCAAGTGTCCTGGTTGCCCCATTGAGAGGCCTACCCTTCTTTGTAGACCTTTGGGGAGGCACTGAAGCAGGTAAGTCGGTGGCTTTAATGCTTGCGGCATCCGTTTGGGCAAATCCTGATGAAAATGCCTTTGTAGGCGACTACAAGAGTACGGAGACGGCCTTGGAGGCTAAAGCGGATACGTTAAACCATTTACCAATGCTGCTTGATGATACATCAAATCAAAACAGGAGGCTTGCAGAGAATTTTGAAAGCCTTGTATATGTACTTTGTTCCGGGAAAGGTAAGACAAGGAGCAATAAAGACATTGGTATAAACAGGGAAAGCAGGTGGAAAAACTGCATAATAACAAACGGTGAAAAGCCTTTGACTTCTTATGTCAATCAAGGTGGAGCGATGAACAGAATCTTAGAGATAAGCTGTGACGGCCACATCTTTGAAGATCCAAGGCTTACGGCTTCAGTGGTAAAAAACAATTATGGCTATGCCGGCAGGGATTTTATAAAAATTCTAAAAGAAATCGGTGTTGAAGGACTTATGGAAATTCAAAAGGGTTTTCTGGATAAACTTGACAATGATGAAAAAATGCAAAAACAAAGCTTATCACTTTCTATAGTGCTTACAGCCGACAAGATAGCGACAGACTATATTTTCAAAGACGGTGAGTATATAGACATTGAGGAAGCCAAGCAGACCTTAATTGATAAAAATGAACTTTCGGATAATGAGAGGTGTTACAGGTATATCGTTGATAAGGTGGCCATGAACCCTGCAAGGTTTGATCCACAAAACGAGGTTGTGGAAAAATGGGGGATTATAGAAGACGGTTATGCTGTAATTATTTCAACTGTTATGTCAGATCTTTGCAAACAGTCAGGATTTTCAAGAGTATCGTTTTTGAAATGGGCAAATGATAAAAATTTACTGCTGACGAATAAGGGGAGAACCGATTCTTTGAAAAAATTCAATGGAACTCCTGTGCGTTGTGTTAAGTTAAAATTATCAGATAATAGCGACTTTAGTGGCGGTTTTGAACAAATAAATATGATAAATAATGATATATTACCGTTTGATTAATAAATTATCTGACAAATACAAACCAATTTGTAGTTACCTAAAAATTATATGGTTTCCGAAAAAAAACCAAAAAAGCTAGAGTTTAAGCGGCTTTAAGGGGTGTGGTAACCGAATAACCACTGAAACCATGCACATGTATATGTATATATAGGGAAATTTTTTTAAATATTTTTATTAATAAATATTTCCCCTATATGCGAGGATGTGTTTTTTATGGTTACTTGGTTATGCAGTGCTTGAAACCCGCATAAATAAAGAGTTTAAAGGGGTATCCAAGGGGTAAAAAACAAAAGTTACCGGTGGTTATGTTGGTTGCAGTAAGGTGTTTGCAGTATCTGACACAATATATATATAAATAAAATATATTAATATTAAAGCTACACAAATATAAACTATCAGATAGTTATATTATAAATAAGTTTATTATTATAAACTTAGAAACAATTATGGAGTTTTAAGGATATGAACTATAAAGAGATAATGACGAATGACAAGATAACAGTGATGATAAATTACATACATAACAAGTGGTGGAACAGTGTTAAGGGATTTGATGAAAGCACAGATAAAAAGCTGGCGGACAGCCATATCGTAAATTTGTTAAACCATGTGGAAACTGAATTCCCTGATAATCCTATAGCTTGGCATGTGGCTGAGGCGTACATAGATGAACTTGAGGCTAGGGTAAAGGGTGGATACAGGGACTTTGATGGAGAGAAAGAAAGCAATGAGCGAAGATAAATATATAAAATGCATTGATAAAAACGACATGGAAGCAACAGCGTATCAGTTGTGGGTGGAACTAAAAGTTGATACGAAGTTTTGCTATGAGAAAGATGGAGTTGAAGGATTTTGGCTGGAAGTAAAGGAAAATTGAAAATAAGAGGTGAAGAATGAAGATAAAAACAATGTACACGTGTGAAGTTTGTGGTACGAATTACGAAGACAAGAACAAAGCGGAGGGGTGCGAAAAAACTCACAAGGTCGGGCTTGAGATAGAGAGAGCCGACTACCTACCGTATAATAGCCGTGATAATGACTTTAAGGGCTTTCCTTTGCGGATATGGGTGAGAGCAAAAGACGGCACATGTGCGGTATACAAAAGGTGAGTTTGTACTCAAAGAAGATAATTAAAATCAATTCTAAGGCGGTTAAAATGGCGTACACGGCATTTTAAAGGTATTGGACTTCTACTACCTAAAGAAATTAAAACGCTGTGTAGAGCAAAATAAGAGGAGTAGGGAAGATGTTAATACCGAATGTAGAAGTAAAAGAATTTGAAAAATTTGGATTTAAGCCATGCAGGGGGAATACGAAAAATTCGAAATGTTATTACTTATGCATTGCAAGAGGATGTAGGCTTATGTTTGTCAGTCCTGTCTGCTTTGATATACAGGATTGGGAAAAAGATGATCCAAGGATACATGAAAAGCCAAATTGTAGATACAGAGACTATTGTACAGCCACAGATATTTTATACGATTTGATAAAGGCTGATATGTTGAAAAAGGAAGGTGAGTAAGTGACGGCAAAAGAGTATTTGAGACAGCTTAAGACACTTGATTGTCTTATAAAGGCCAAGCTGTTAGAAAAAGAACGTATAAGAGCGTTATCAACTAAGGTTACAGCCGGGAATAAAGAAAGGGTGCAAGGTGGAAGTAGCGGTGGCATAGAAAATGCAGTTATAAAGATGATGGAGCTAGAAGAACAGATAAATTCAGATATTGATAGACTTGTGAATTTAAAAGCTGAAGCAAGATTATTGATTGATGAGTTGGTAGACGACAAGCACAAGGTAGTGCTATCTATGTACTATGTGTCTGATATGACTTTTGAGATGATATCAGACGAAACACATTATTCGGTTGGAGCTGTACATAAATTTTATAGGAGTGCTTTAAAGGAATTTGAGGAACTGTACAATTCCGAAAAAGAGTGAAAAAAATGTATAAAAGTGAAAATGGGAATATGATATAGTGTATACGTGAAAAGTTTAAAGCAAGTATACTTTTTCATAATCCTCCTTTAATGTATGGTATCGGGGCAGGCTTTTATTGATGTTTCCCTGCCCCAAAAGTTAAAGGATAGTCTACTAAATATTTTTCTTCTTGAGAGACAGCTTAACGGCTGTCTTTTTTGATTCAAAATTTTAGAAAGGAGGTAGTCTGAATGACTGAAAAACAAAAAAGATTTTGTGATGAGTATATAATTGACCTGAATGCCACTCAGGCTGCCATTCGAGCCGGGTATTCTCCACACACAGCAAAAGATATAGCTTCACAAAACTTAGCAAAACTCAACATTTTAGCAGAAATCAACAAGAAGTTGGCAGAGAGATCCAAGCGCACAGGTGTGAATCAAGACAGGGTAGTTCGTGAGCTGGCAAAAATTGCATTTGTAAACGCTGCAGATGTAATTGACGACAGAGATGCAACAGTTAGGCCAACGGCAACCGATGATGACCGTGCCTGTATCCAATCTGTAAAGGTTAAAATCATGGATGGTGATAAGGGAAGCGTGGAAGAGAGAGAAATAAAGCTGGCAGACAAAGTGAGAGCATTGGAGCTTTTAGGTAAGCATTTGGGTATGTTTAAAGACAAACTGGATGTTACTGCCAATGTACCTGTAATTATATCCGGGGATGATGCTCTTGAAGACTGATTCTGTTAATATTCAACTACCTGAGGTGGTAGGCAAAGGATATGGCACATATTGGCGGTATAAAGGCAGATACAGAGTCTGTAAAGGCAGTAGAGCGAGTAAGAAATCTAAGACAACGGCTCTATGGTATATATGGGCAATTATGAAGTATCCGCAGGCTAATTTGCTTGTGGTCCGCAAAGTATTCAGAACCTTAAAGGATAGTTGCTTTACGGAGCTTAAGTGGGCGATAAGGCGGCTAAAGGTTGCAAACCATTGGGAAGAGAAAGAATCACCGCTTGAGATGACTTACATACCGACAGGGCAAAAGATTTATTTCAGGGGCCTTGATGATCCGCTTAAGATTACATCAATTACGGTAGAGCAAGGATACCTTTGTTGGATGTGGCTTGAAGAGGCATATGAAATATCAAATGAAAACGACTTCAATATGCTTGATGAGTCTATAAGAGGTGCTATACCCGAAGACGTAAAACTGTTTAAGCAGATAACAATAACACTGAATCCTTGGAATGAGCATCACTGGATAAAGAAAAGGTTCTTTGATACTCCTGATGATGAAGTTCTAGCAATGACTACAAATTATCTTTGCAATGAATGGCTTGATAAGGCCGATCTGAAGGTATTTGAGTCAATGAAAAAGAACAACCCACGAAGGTATCAGGTTGCAGGTCTTGGAGAGTGGGGCATAGTAGACGGTCTTGTATATGAAAACTGGGAAGAGAAAGCCTTTGATATAAACGAGATAAAAAAGATACCGAGTGTTCAGTCAGCGTTCGGACTTGACTTCGGATATACAAACGACCCAAGTGCCTTGTTCTGTGGCCTTGTAGACACAAAAAGCAAGACAATATGGGTATTTGATGAGATGTATAAGAAGGGCATGAGCAATGAGGCGATAGCGGATGAGGTTATAAAAATGGGGTATGCCAAAGAGCGTATAAGAGCCGACAGTGCGGAGAAAAAGAGTATTGACAGGCTTTATACTTTAGGCCTATCGCATATAACTGCTGCAAGGAAGGGACCTGACAGTATAGTTCACGGTATCGACTTTATACAGGACTACCACATAATAATTCATCCAAGGTGTGTGAATTTCATTACAGAGATATCCAACTACACATGGGCAAAAGACAGTAAGACAGGCAATATGATAAATAAGCCTATTGATGATTTCAACCACCTTATGGATGCTATGAGATACGCCCTTGAGAATATTTCGATGGGTTCTGTATACAGTTTTGATTAAGGAGTGAAGATGTGGATTTCATAAAAAGAATAATTTTGGCAATCAGCCAATTTTTTAATAAAAAAAGTATAGCAGGCATAACCGGGATAAGTATTCTAAAGAATGAGATACTTATATGGAGGTCTTCACCTGATAGGGTAATGCAGCTAAAAGGTGCAATGTACTATGAAGGAGTCCAAGACATATTGAAAAGAAAAAGGACGGTGATAGGTGAAGGCGGAGAGCTGCAGGAGGTTAGTAATCTACCGAATAACAGAATCATAGATAACCAGTATGCAAAGCTTGTTAATCAAAAAGCTAATTACCTACTTGGACAGCCGTTTGTAGTAAGCTCAGACAATAAAGACTATCTGGAGTGTTTAAAACAGGTGTTTAACAAAAAGTTTATGAGAAATATAAAGACAGCAGGAAAATATATGTTAAACACTGGTATAGCATGGATTTATCCACACTACGATGGTAATGGACAACTAAGCTTTAAGGTTTTTCCGGGATATGAAATTTTGCCTTTTTGGGAAGATGATGAAAAGACTAAAGTAAAGTTGGCTGTAAGATTATACAAAACGGATGAATACGCATACAATGGCACTAAAACCGAAGTGGAAAGAGTTGAGGTATATGCCCCGGATGGTGTGTACAGATTTATTTTAAACGGTGAAGCTATAAGGGGCGACGATATTATTCCGTATAGTGCTTATGTAAACACCGAAAATGAAAACTATAATTGGGGTAGGATACCTTTAGTGCCGATGAAATATCATGATGGCACGCCCCTACTAAAGAAAGTTAAATCCCTCCAAGATGGCATCAATATAATGCTCTCGGACTTTGAAAACAACATGCAGGAAGATGCAAGGAATACTATTCTTGTCATTAAGAATTATGATGGGCAGGATTTAGGAGAATTTAGGCAAAAGCTTGCACTGTACGGAGCTGTTAAGGTTAGAAGCAATGACTCCGAGAAAGGCGGTGTTGATACACTCGAAGTTAAAGTAAATGTTGACAATTACAAAGCTATTATTGAGATATTTAAAAAAGCCTTGATAGAAAACGGCATGGGCTATGATGCCAAAGATGACAGAATGTCGGGTAATCCGAACCAGATGAATATACAGAGCATGTACAGCGATATTGACTTAGATGCAAATGATATGGAGACTGAGATACAAGCGACATTTGAGTATTTGCTTTGGTTTGTGAAGGCGCACTTATCCAATATGGGATTAGGCGACTTTGAAGATGAAGAGGCTACTATCACATTTAACAGAGATATCTTGATAAATGAGACAGAGGCAATAGAGAGTTGTGTTAAGTCGGTAGGTATCCTATCAGATGAGACTATTATAGAGCAGCATCCTTGGGTAGATGATGTTCAGAAGGAACTTGAGCGTATAAAGAGGCAAAAAGAAGAGCAGGTAAAAGAGCAGTATGGTGCCTTTAATGATACCAACTTGGGGGATGGTGATGATATGTGAAGAACTCAGACTACTGGATAAACAGATTCGGTCAGCTTGAAAGCACTACAAATAAAGATGCTATGGAGGCATACAGGGATGTTGAGGAAATATACCAAAAGGCACAGACAGAGCTTGAAGACAAAATAAATACTTGGTATCAAAGATTTGCAACTAACAATCAAATATCCATGGCAGAGGCCAGAAAGCTATTAACTACAGGAGAGATGAAAGAACTTAAGTGGTCGGTAGAAGAGTATATAAAGCACGGTAAAGAAAATTCTATCAGCGGTCAGTGGGCAAAGGAGCTTGAGAATGCATCGGCAAGGTTTCATGTATCCAGGTTGGAGGCATTAAAGCTTCAGACACAGCAGAGCATTGAGGCGCTGTATGGTAATCAATTAGATATCGTGGACAGCGCAATGAGAAAAGCATATTCACAGAGGTACTATAGGACGGCTTTTGAGTTTCAGAAAGGTTTTGGAGTAGGGTTTGCGGTAGACAGGCTTGATGAAAATACACTTAGTAACATAATCAATAAGCCTTGGGCGGTTGACGGCTATAATTTTTCTAAGAGGATATGGACTAACAAAGAAAAGTTGATAGGTGAGCTTCACAGCTCTTTAACAAGAAATATAATTACCGGAGCAGACCCGGCTAAGGCTATAAAAGAGATAAAGTCTAAGATGGGTGTATCAAGCAACGCGGCAGGCAGGCTTATAATGACAGAGTCTGCTTATTTTGGTTCCGTGGCTCAAAAAGATATGCTTAATAATCTTGATGTTGAAAAATATGAGATTGTGGCCACATTGGACAGCAAGACATCTGAGATATGCAGAAGCCTTGACGGCAAAGTATTTGATATGAAGGACTATCAGGCAGGTGTTACAGCCCCTCCATTCCACCCATACTGTAGAACTACTACAGCACCGTATTTTGACGATTGGGAGGAGCTGGGAGTTGATAGAGAACGAATTGCGAGGAATGATAAGGGTAAGAACTATTTTGTTGATGGGAATATGACTTATAAGGAGTGGGAGAAGAAATTTGTAAACAACAATGATAAGATTGAGCCAACGAAACAGATTGAAGCCCAACTATTGAATGAGGTACCGCAAAGTGCTAAAATAAATGACAAAGTGATGACCGGACTGTCTAATGTTTCTCAAATTAAATCAAACAATGATATTAAACAGTTTGCTGAGAAACTGATAGATAATCTAGGCATAGACAGAAGTAATATTCCCGTAAGAATAAAGGCTATACCTGATAATGGACATTGCCGGGTGGGGAACAGGACTACGAGAAACAAGATATATTTTGATGAGTATGTGCTAAATGCAAATGATGCTCGCTCCATAAACTATAGAATTAAAACGGCTTTCCATGAATCCTTCCATTTATCTGCTAACGGACTTGAATGGGATGGGATGGACTCATCCGGAAATATAGTTGAAAAATGGAGAAGTTTAGAGGAAACATTTACGGAATCATCTGCGCATTATTTAATTGAGGAGTATGGAATTTCAGCTAAGTTATCTCCGTCTTATACACAGGAACTTGTTGAAAATTTGCCAAGACTGAAGCGACTCGCAAAGTACTCATCTTGTAATACGATTCAAGATTTCGGAAAGATTGCATTTGAGGATAGGCAGAATGGAGTTGGTGCAAAGTGGTTGCACCTTCATTCAGATATGAGTAAAGTTGTATTGCCAATAGATTATTATTCTCAATACAATTCATATATAACTCAAAATGAAGACGATTTGCTTGATATGATGTTCGAAAACATGGTGGAATACAAGCAATATAGGCCACTGATAAAGGCTGAATTAAAATCAGCAATAGGAAAAGATTTCTGGACACTTTCGGGTAATCAACAGATAATATATAATAATATTTTGGCATGCGCAATGCAGAAAATGGGGGTACTATGATGGTATATATTCCAAATGGTTGGATAAAAGATAGAAAAAATGAAGATGAAATAAGAACACTTATCTCCGAGAGCCTTGGATGCTTTAAGTTGAAAGATGACTTTCAAAAGGTAGAAGATAGGCTAAAGGAGCTCGGAGAGATAAAGATACTTGAAGAGTTTAAGAAAGGAACATTTGCGGTATAAACAGGCCTTAATTTAATAGAGATAAGTTTTTAAGCACCTTAATAGGGTGCTTTTTTATTGCCGTCTTTTAGCTTTGCAGACGATAAAGAACAAAGAAAAGAAGTGGATTGAACCACGTTAAAAAATGTATGAAAGGATGTATGACAATGAGAAAAGAAGACTTTATAACACTTGGAATGGATGAAGAGTTAGCAGGTAAATGCGAAAAGGCAAGCGCTGAAGAGCTAAAGAATTATGTGCCATATGAGAGATTTAAGGAGCTTGTAGACGAAAAGAACAAGCTCAAGACTGATATTGCCGATAGGGACAAGCAGTTTGAAACATTAAAGAACTCAACAGGCGATGTTGAAGCTATGAAAGAGCAGATTGCTTCGCTACAAGCGGAGAACAAGGCAAAAGATGAAGCTCATGCAACAGAAATCAAGCAGATGAAAATAAATAGTGCTTTGGAGTCTGCGCTAATCAGTTCTAAGGCAAAGAATGTAACAGCGGTCAAGGCACTTATCAAGGATCTTGACAAGGCAGAGCTTCAGGATGACGGAAGCATAAAAGGACTTTACGAGCAGATAAAAGAGCTAAAGAAGTCGGATGGGTATTTGTTCGAGGAGAACACGGTGGCAAAGCCAAGTTTTAAAGGATTCCAGCCGGGAGTTGCAAAGAAAGAGACCGGGTCAGGTCGTGTAGACATGTCAAAAATGTCCTATGAAGAGTTGGCTAACTACATTGAAAACAATCCGGATATAGGGAACTAAGAAAGTAGAGGTAAACAATAATGGCAAAATTTGATGCAAAGAGTTTTAATGACAGAGCATTTGGTGCGTATATGTCCGCGATACCAAATGTAAAGCTTAATAAGTTAAGGGAGTCTATGGCGGTGGTATCCGATCCAAGGCTTGCAGAAGCTTTTAAGAACCAGTCTCAGACAGGTAGTGTTTATGCTATTCTGCCTTATTTTGGCAGATTGGGGGGCAAGGCGCAGAACTATGACGGGCAGACAAACCTAAACCCTGAAAGAACAGCGACTTATGAGCAGGGTGTGTTCGCATATGGAAGAATGATGGGATGGACGGAGGCTGACTTCAGTTATGATGTGACCGGAGGTGTTGACTTTATGGCCAATGTTAGGGCACAGATTATGGATTACTGGAATGAGGTAGATCAGGAGGTTCTACTGTCTATTCTAAAGGGTGTATTCGGCATGAGTGCTACAGGTACGGGAGCTATAAAGACTGCTAACAAGGCTTTTGTAGACGAGCATACACTGGATATTTCAGCATCCACAGAGAATAAAAAGACCGACGAGAGCATGATAATGGGCGTTACAACCCTTAACAGCGCTATTCAGAAGGCTTGTGGAGATAATAAGCAGAAGTTTAGCCTGGTAATTTGCCACTCAAGTGTATCTACGAACCTGGAGAATCTTAAGCTTTTAGCATATCTCAAGTATACAGACAGCGAGGGTGTGGAAAGAGATCTCAGCATGGGTACTTGGAACGGAAGACTTGTGCTTGTGGATGATTCTATGCCTGTAGAGGTAAAGAATGTCGGAGCTACAGGAGGAGATGTGTCTATTTATACCACATATGTGCTTGGAGAGGGTGCAATAGGCTTTGAGGATGTGGGCGCGAAGGTACCGTACGAGATGGTAAGAGACGGTAAGACTAACGGTGGTGAGGATACTCTTATTTCAAGAAAGAGGAATGCTGTGAGCGTTGCAGGTATCTCATATCTTAAGGCAAATCAGGCGACAAACAGTCCTACTAACGCCGAGCTTGAGAACGGCTTAAACTGGTCACTTGTTCAGAGCGATAATAAGACAATCCCTCATAAGGCTATTCCGATAGCAAGAATTATCTCAAGGGGGTAATATGCTTGAAAGGATAAAAGAGAGATTGCGGTCCATAGGATATGCGGTAAAAGATAGCGATGATATTACTATCAATTTTGCTATGCAAAAGGTTGAAAACACTATAAAGAACGATTGCAATATCTCTGCTATCCCTGATGGGCTTATGCATATTGCAATTGATATGGTCGTTGGCGAGTTTCTTATGTCGAAAAAGACGTTTGCTCCTAACGAACTTTTAAATTTAAATCTGGATTCAGCTATTAAGCAGATACAAGAAGGCGATACAAATATATCTTTTGCAGTAGGCGAAGGAAGCAAGACTGATGAACAAAGGCTTGACAGCTTTATTGACTATCTTTTGAATTACGGCAGAGATGAATTTATCACTTACAGGAGATTCAGATGGTAGATGCATGGAAACAGGCAAGAAAAGCAGTAGAAAGCAGATATAAAGGACTTTGCGACATACTGGAAAAAAGAAAGGTAAAAGATGAGGTTACTAAGGCTACTGTATTGAAAGATATAGTGGTCTTAAGCAATCAACCTTGCAGGTTGTCATACAGTAGCTCCGGCACAGCAAATCAGACTGATACAGTATCAAATATAGAACAGACTATTAAGTTATTTATTGCTCCTGAAATCAAAATTGCTCCAGGATCTAAGCTTAGGATAACACAAAACGGAGTAACTACTGACTATATCTCCGGTGGAGTTCCTGCATTGTATGAAACACACCAAGAAGTATCCTTGGAGCTTGAAAAGGAGAATGCTTAATGGCTAGTTGGGGCAGAGCAGATTTTGAGGCTCTTAGAAACCTTCAGGAAAAGATACAGAGCCTTAAGGATATTGATATGAATGGCTTTTGTACTGCATGCAGCAAGG